CTGTCTTTATCGACCGGGCCTTCCAGGATCTGCGTGCCGTCCATCTTCATCCACAGCACTTTCCACTCGATCGTCTCGCGAGTGCGAACGACGCGCTGCGCGCCGGTTTCGATCGTCTGCTTGGTGTCGTCCAGGTGCTGTTCGAGCGCGATCAGCTCAGCGTCGTACTCTTTGACTTCGCCATCGCTCATCAGTGCGATCTTCTTCAGCGTCGGAATACGCTCGAAGTATTCTGCGACGCGCACCTCCTGATCCGTGAACCAACCGTAGCTGTCGCGGGAGAAGTTGAAACTCACTCCCGGATTGCCGCGGTAGAGCGCCATGAACTTGTCGCGCGAGATGCGGTCGGCGACCATGCACTTCATCGCGTCCCCGGCGCACGGGTCATTGCACTCGGGGTCCCAGACCACGCATTGCGGGTTCGGGATATCGAAGATCCGCAGGACTTGATCGAACGCGCCCTTGTGGGTACCTTCGGTCATATACACCGGCATCACGCGCCACGCGCCGAAGCCGCCGGCCACCGCGTATTTGTACTGGCCCTTGTAGATCTGCTCGGCGCGGCTTTGCTGCTCGATCGAGCGGCACAGACCGCCCAGGATGTCGGCGACAGCTTCCTTCGCCCCAGCTGAGGCGGGGCGCACCTTGCCGGCCGGCTTCACCTGCCGCATGTCGGACACGGCGATGTTCACCGAGCCGATGACTCGATTGAACGTGTAGCACGGCTTCCCGCGCCGCGCTTCCAGGACGACGGGATCCCACTGCCCCATCGCTTCCGAGTTATAGACGAAGTTGAGGTCTTCGGAATTCATCCGGCGGTTTTCTTCGAACGCGCCGATGCCCTCGTCGTAGAACTTACGCGAGCGCGCGAGCAGCGGCCCGTTGGAGCCGCCGACTGCGTTCACGTCCTCGTAGCCAGGGAGGTTCGAGCGCACGTCTGGCGCCACCTCTCCGATCAGGCCTGGGACGTTGCCCGTAAGTTGCATCGACGATTCCATGTTACGTGGGGAGTTCCTCGATCACTGCACGGTTGCCGTCGCCGACGAATACGCCGCCCCAGGTGTTGGGATCCAGCAATATCGGGGCGCCCGCCGGCTTCCACTTCTTGTTCCCGTCCAACGCTTCCTGCTTGATGCGCAGCACCTGCCGCACATTCGCGTTCCGGAAGGTGACGTTCTCGCCTTTACCCTTGCGCTCAACCACCAGATTGCGCAGGTTGTACGCAACGTGGACGGAGTAGATGCCGAGCGGCTCGCGAGTCCGCACATCCAGATCCTGGGGTACGTCCTGTGGCTCGAACTTCCACACCTTGATCATGGGCGGCTCACCTTCGCCCTTGTGTTTGGAATCCGGCACTTCGCGCAAGGTCTGCTGACGCAGCCGTAAGCCCTCGATGTGCCGTACTTGAATTTGTGTCGCCATATCTACTCACCTCACCAATTGATCAACCGGACCAGACCGCGGGCGGTGTCCAGTGAAACCAGGGCAGTCCGTCCGGAGACGATGCAGGTTCAACTATCGCCCGTTCGCGCCCGCTCACCCAGAAGTAGCGGATCGCGCTCATCAAATGATCGTTCTTCTTCACGACCTTGCCGTTCTCATCGCGCCGATAGACGCGGTACTCGCTGAAAGTGTTGCGGCAGCTGGCGAAGACCTTCAGCTTGCCGAAACTGAACGCTTGCCACAGCTCGCCGAGTCCAGACTCCAGGGAGTTATCAGCGGCTTCGATATCGAGACCGAGATCGACGTAATCGTCTAGCAGCCGCGATCCGTCCTTCTGGTTGCGCCCGCGCGCGGCGGGGTCAATAACCCCAGGGATCCAAGCGCCTCGCTCGCGGATCGACAGAGCGTGCACGGCGGGTTCTGCTTGCCCGCGGTAGTGCTCCGAATACAGGTACCAGACTTTATCGGACGGGTTCTGAGCGAACCATGCCACCGCAGTACGGTTCCAGCCTACGTCCATGCCGTAGCCCTTCTTCCAGTGCTGAGGGATCTCGAAATCATCAACCCGGATATCCGCTTCCGGTACCTGGAAGATGGCGCCTGGACCCAGATCCGGAACGCCCGTCGATCGCGAGGCGCGCTGCCAGGGCGGAACGCTGGCCAGGATGCTGGCCTGTTGATCTACAGTCAGATGCGGCACATCTGACCATGAGACCATCACGGCGGCCTTACTCATCTTCCGCGCCCTCAGGTGGCGCTTGCCACGAAGCCGCCTCTACCACGTCAGGAGCGGGCGCCAGATGCGGCATGAACTGCAGCATCAGGTCCGTGAGCCCTCGTAGCGGAGTAGCGGTCAAAATCAGACGACCATTGGTGGTCATCAACCGCAGCAGGCACTCCGTGTAGATCTCCAGATCCGGCTCTTCATCGAGATGGATCAGATCGTTGGCAGTACCCTGGAACGCCTCGCGCCCCTGGTCATATGACTTCAACTGTAAAGTGGACACGCCACCTGTCGGGACATGCCGCACAAAAATAGTTTCAACCGCGTCAGCCAGACCGTGTTTGACGGTGACTCGCAGAATACGATCGCCCGGGATCATTCCCGTGCCGAAGGCGCTCGTATCACCCGGCTTACCGAGCAGCGTCGCTTGTAGCACGTCGCGAGTCGTCTTGCCGGTGTCGCCCGCAGCCCACGCGTCAATCGGGCGATCAAACCGGTACCCAGGCCAAAAGTCTGGATACTCACCGGTTAAATGCAACGTGTCCTCGTAGGTACCGCAAAGCGTCTTGCCCGAACGGTTACCCCCGAAGAGACCACGCTCCTGGTGCGTCCGGCCCAGCTCGAAAAACTGCATCTGCTTCGGGTAGCCAGAGCGTGCGGCTTTGCCCGAGTCTGTGAAGTACCGATCAACGCGCCTGCGATTCTTCTTGCGCAGCCAGTCTTTCATGGCCTCCAGCATCCGCAACTGCGCGGGCAGATGCATCTGCTGCAGCGTGCTCAAAATCTCCGCGCGCGGCTTTCGGCACAGATCCTCGAAGCTAAGCTCCGTCATATCAGGTCGCCGAAGTCTTCCTCGACGGGCTGGGGTGGTGCGAGCTGCGGTGTCGGTACCACCTCTACGTGCACGTCAATCGCGTCCGGTTCGGAGCCGCCCGGGAGCATGATCTCGCGCACCTGGGCAAAAAGACGGACGATTTCATTCGATACCTGTTCCGGAGTCTGCCGAGTCAGATCATTCACGTCGACTTTGATCTTCTCGTCGAATCCGGGGACGCGTGCGGTGAGAATCTTCGTCAAGAGCTTGTCGTTGCCCTTCAACGCGTCCTGAGTCGCACGCTCCTCAAGAATCTGGTACGCCAGGGGCTGGACCTTCGTAACTTTCGCGGCAAACTCGGCGTTGCGCTGCAATTCCAGCTGGTATTCGAACGGGGAGACGCGAATGGCGTCACGCGCGGTCGCTATGTCGCCCGTATCCACGTACACGCGGATCAGCATCCCGCGTTTGTCCTCATCCCACTCAAAATCCAGGTCGTACGGCGGCACATGGTGCACCCCGATGCGGTCTTCGAGGGCGTCGTAGGCCTCGCGGAACACCGTCGACCACGCCAAGCGTGACTCGATGATGGCCGGGCTCTGACTGACGCGTTTCGCGGCCTCGTCGAAGTCTTTGACGTCAGCGTAGGCGGCCAAAAAGTCCTTTTCGAGCTTCGACGGCTCCAGCGCGCGCTTCAGTTCCGGCTTCGCCCGCTCTTTATACCCCGATCCCGTCTTGTACTCGACGGCGCCTTTGCCTCCGATGAGAGCCTGACCGTTTCGAGCGCGGTCGCAATCGACGCACATGCGCGGGTTCGAGACAAATCGCGGGGCTTTGTGCCCATGTGAGCAGACATCGCCGATGTAGAAGTACTTCCACCCGCGGTACTTGGCCTCCGCGAGCTGGACGAAGCGCGTCGGCATGTTCGAATACATGTTCGGGCGCCCATCTTTGGTGGGGCAGACCGACGTGGGATCGATCTGCGGCCACTCGCCGTCCGCCGTGCTCATGCCTTCTGCCAATCCTCGTTCGCCGACATGAAATTTCCGCGCCGATCGTACCCCGCGCTCTGCTGCCACATCATGGCATCGCTCTTCGATTCAGTCGGGTCGATGAGCATCAGCGCTTGGGCCCATACGACAAGCAACTTGCCCGCGCCGGGGCAATCCAACCGGTCAAAGTCCAGCTCGGTATAGTTCCGGAGCGAGAATTCAACGACCTCGCCGACCTTGACGGGCAGCGGGCGCATCGCGCCGGTCTCCGGGCCGTCCTCAAACATCATCTGGCGGCCGCTGGAGCCCATACCCATGTTCTGGTTGAAGGCCACAAGGCGCCGCGTGCGCCGGCCTGGGCCCGCTGCAACGATGACGCCCTTCTCCAGCTTCACGCCCGCGACATAGAGCCCGGCTTTGTTCTCGTAGTCGAAGCGCTTGATCAGCACTCGATCACGAAGAACGCGCCACTTCGAGGCGACCTGAGCAAGTTCCGGTGGCAGGATCATTTCCACTGCTCCGCGATTGCGTCCAGCTCGGCCTTGTGTTCGGCCGCCGTCTTCAGGATCAGATCGACATCCGTGTCGCGCATGATTCGGATCTGTGTCCCGTCGAAAGTAGACTCCATGCCAGCGGCTGCGCCGAACTGCACGTAGTCGCCCACGCTGCACTCCATCGGAACGAGCCCGGTGCCTTTACGATTCGACTTACCCGGCCCGACCGCGAGCACGAAGCCTTTCAGAACGCGCTGCCAGTCCGGCAATGCGATCTTGGCCGGCTTAATGTCGTCCGGGCGTATGACGACCAAGTCGCCCACGCACTTTGATTTGAAATCCACGAGCCTCACCTCGATTTGTCATTTAGCCGGAGCCGCCTGACACTGTTGCAATGGAGCAGAGGGAGACAACGTCCACCTTCTGCGCCTGAAATTGGTTGCCAGTCACGGAGTCGAATGCGGTGTAGGTCCACGAGAGCTGGCAGATCTGTGAACCCTGATATGGGTAGGTCATCACCATCGCACTGGCCGGGATTTGCACCAGCATCTCCGTAGCGAATACTGAGGAGGTGCACGCCTGGGCTGGGTAATTTCCGCCGCCGCTGGGGAAAATGTACGGGCCGAACATGATGACGGCGTTCGTCAGGTCGTCAATCTCCAGCTGGAGGGAGGTAGGCACCACCGGCGTGTGCGTACGGTCAAGGAACGACATCGCGGCGAACACATCCTGGCCGGCCCAGAGGATGTTGTCCGTATACGGCAGAGTCGGCTGACCCTGCAGCGCGCGATTGCTGACAAACATCCGGGGCTACCAGAGTCCGCTCTTGGACTTCTCTCCGGTCTTGCCCTTGAACGCGCGCGGCGGCTGATTGGTCAGCACATGGTTGGCGCGGCGATGCACGTGTTCGTGTTGCGCCGTCGACACGCGCCCCGCAATCCAGTTCTCAGTGGCCTGCCGCTTCTGGCGCTTGGCCTCCTGCTTGATCATGTGCGACTCGCTGGGCTGCTTCGAGTTGGCCAGCTCGCCGTGCTGCTGCCCATGCTCGGTCGCCGAGGCCTCGCCCTTCGTGGTCTTATTCTTGCGCGGCTTCACGGCGCGCTTCTTATCCTCCGCGGGGGGAGTTACCGAATTGAACAGCGCACCGATCAACGGGCCGCCGAGAGTTGTCTTTGCCATGTCCGTATTCCTCTAAACTCGCCATCTCTGACGAGTGCGAAAACCGCCTTGCGAACCGCCCCCGCCACCGGCGGCAGCCTGCAGAGCAATAGTGCCGCACAAGATATCGCTGTTGTTTGAGGCGGTGAACGTGGGCTGAATCGCGCCCGCCGTGCCTTGCACTATATATTCCATGCAACAGGAGCTGAATGTCCCACTGCTGGCTCCGGAGCAGTTCGTGTATCCGGTGCCCGACGCTATGGTTCCGCTGCCGGAGACCCAGTTCGCGAACCCGAAAACAATGTCACCATTGTGGGCGGTAGTAACGTTGAACGACAGGACGGCGTTAGTGCCAGTCCCCGCGAAATTACTATCTACGGTATTGCCGCCATCGGTAGCGCCAGCGCCACCCACTGCGACCGCCGCCAACCCAATATTGGCCGCAGTTCCAAGACTGAAAGCAACTGTGTGAGAACCCGAGGCGGCGCCTTGATAGACGTACTGCAGCAGGGTCTCGCTGGAACTATTTACCGAACTTCCGACCTGAGTGGCCGCAAATCCGTCCACCGTACAACCAGGAGCACTACCGCTTGACCCATACTGGGCCCAGATCACGATATCCGCGTTGCTCGCGGGCGATACGACGGCAATGGACTGCGCGGTCGCAGCGGTGCCGAAATAGCTGCCTACCGCGGTGCCGACATTGAACGCCATGGGCGTTTACTGCCCGGTGCCCGCGACGAACTGAAACCCTGTTGCAGACGATGCCACGAACCACGATCCCGCGGGCAATTCAAACGTCTCGACGCTAGCGCCAAGCATACCGATCGTATTGACGGTCGGCACGTTGTCCGTCGGGGCGGCGCCTGCAGTCACAGCGTTGCTCTGCCCCCAGGTGAAATACTGGTCTGTGCCTGAAGCCGCGAGACTCTTCACACGGAACGAGATTGCGCCACTCTGATTCTGTCCCGCGGTCACGACCTGACGAGGCGTGGTACCGATGAACGTCAACGGGCTGATGGGTTTAAACGTAGTGTCGATCGACATGATCAGATCCTTGGATGTCAGTTGCTCAGGGTCACGTAGAGCATCCCCGAGGAGTACGTGGTGAAAATCTTGCCCGGGCCGCCGGCTGCGCCGGGCGTTATGAACGCCTCAGTACGCGCCAA